GTGCGAACCACGCCATCTTACGTTGTGCATCTCGCATTGCATCTGCATCTTCTAATTCTTTTCTTTTAAATTCCATATCCAACTCATATTCTTCAAGACTGATATGACCATCACCATTTCTATCTTTTGCTGCAATCTCTGGGTCTACAGTTTTTCTTAATGCATTTATCTCATCTTTTGTTGGTGCTTCAGTCATAGTCTCTCCCTCTATGAATTTCTTTGCTGTTCTTCTCTTTTTATTCTTTCTTCTTCCTCTTTAAGATACTCAAGTAACATACCAACATATATTTCCCTTTCCCAAGGCAACATATTATCAAGTTCAGTTAAACTATATTTATGGTGTTGCATCATACCAAAATTAGTTTTATAATAATTATACAGACTATCGTGAGATAGTCCTACCCTAAAAAATCGGTGAGGCCCTCCAGAACTATTTCGCCCTTAACTTTTGTTTTTGGATTTGTTACTTTAATTACATGACGTAACTTAGGTGTAGTTTGGAAAAATTCAGTAATTTTTTCAAACTGTCCAGCTGAAAGACTATCAATAAATTCATTAATTTCAGATTCTGACATATCTATTCTACGATATATCTCATCTCCATCATGTATTTCATTTACACAATTATTTATGACATGAAACATAGTTTCCATTTCTGAAGCTTGACCTTGTAATCCTTTCATATCAGACAAAATAGGATACCTAAAATGAATACTAATTTTATCATTCAATTTAGCAATATTACTATGTTCTTCTTTCACAGCAACAGAAAGTTCTTGAAGATTGATTGTTACAGGAACTTGCGTTTCACCATCATCTGGACATATGAGATTTAAATCAACTGTTTCTCCAACAGACCTTGCTCTGATTTGTAAGAATAAGTATTCTACATCAAAAATTGGGTATTTATTTGCATCAATTTTTCCAAAGGTGCATGATAAAACTAGTTCAATCATAGCATCCATTAGCTGAGAATCTTCTCCAGATTCTTGAGCAATTAATAGTAATTTTTGTTCTTTAATTAAAAATGGTCTGTATTTGATCTTTTCACCAGTTGAAGGTAGTTCTAATTCATATGTTGGTGTATTCAGTCTTGGTAGTGCCATAATATTTCATCCTTTATTATATTATTAAGAAAACATTCCACCCAGTTTAGAAACAACTGCTGGAGTATTTTTTGTATTTCTTCTGCTTGTTTGGTTGTGATTTTCTCTGAGCAGAATTGGTTTATTATCGATTCTCGATTCATCTACTGTGTTCTTCCAATATCTATATACAAATGTACATTGTACAGTTTGATAGCTATTGTTTGTTCCATAACTCAATGATTGTGCATTTATATTTTTAGGAAATGCTTCGACAAGTTCTACACCATACATTTTTTTATTTTGTTCATCAAAAGTATTAATTTGTACAGTTCCAACATAATCAAAGTAATAACCTATAGACCATGTGTGTGGGTTGTATGCAAGCCTTTGCCATGTTTCTAGAAACCTTTTCTCTCTCATATCAGATGAACATTGAAAAGTTGCTGTTACATCTGCATAACTAAATCCAGTTGCCATTTCTCTACCAGGCCCATAAATATTTGTATCTGGTGTAGTATCAACATTTCTTCCAGGCATATCTATACTTTCACAACGAAGTCCTGCTCCACGAATAGTTCCATCTCCTAACATTTCACTCATAATTTGTGAAAAGTTTTTTCTTGATTCAGTACTGTTCTTTTGTCCTCTATTTCCAGATGGTGGTAATAATACAACTTCATAACGATTAGGTCTAGATAAACCATTTTTACCAATTTCAGCTTGTATTTCATATATTGACATTATATCATACTCCTACTGTCTGAATAGACTTGTTGAATAGAACCTTTTTTCCATCTTGCAATAGGTAACAGTACTGCTACTGTAAACTCATCTGCATCTATTCTACGAAACTGTGTCTTTACATTACCAGCAAGATATCTTTTAAGTGCTGGTTTAATTAGATTAATCTTTTTAAGTTTACTATAATCAACTGCAAGTCTAGTACTTTCATCAAACTTTGTATTGTTACTATAATCAACAACTCTATCTAATAGTTGTAATCTTAATGTCATAGGTAGATAGTGAAAGTTGATACCTAAGAAACCATCTGAATATGGTTCTAGTGGTAACACTAACGGAAATGTATCATAATAAGGTAATTTCTTTTTATGTTTAGGATCATAGAAAAACATATTCAAACGACCAAAGAAAGGATTGTTATCTCTCCTTCCATCTCGTATTAAATCCATTGCACCAGGCTTACCAAATTCCTTAATCTTATCACGATACCATTGCGTGGATTTTGGTCTACCTTTTGCTGCTTTAACAACTGATTGTATAAATTTACTCTGTGCCATTCTTACACCTACAGTTCATTCCACCACAACTACCTTTAAGTGGTTTGTTCATAAGTAGTCCTAAAGACATTCCTAATGTAAAGAGTGTCATTAACACGATTGTGATTCCAAAAGTTTCCATATTACTATTTATACTTTATATTCAGATGGTCTTCAGTTAATACCTTAAACTCCATATCATTTAATTCACAGAACTCGTTTGCATATTTCCACTTAGCTTGATTGATTGTGTAGGTCTTGACCTCGTTTAACCATTTTTTAGTTTTTCTTGATGGATTTGTTGTTGGTGGTTTACATTGATACTTTGGTTTGACTTCTACAATAAACCTCTTAATAGAACCATCTACTTGTTTTACTTTCATATAGAAGTCTGGGAAGTATCTATGCATCTTATTATCCCAAGGCGATATGTAAGGTATGATGATTTCTTCTGAACCCCATTCAAGTATCTTATCGTTCATATCACAATAGACCATGAGCTTACGTTCCCATAATGAACGATATACTACATTAGATGGATTACCCTTGTATTTTTTAGGGTTAATTGGAATGTATTTACCACGATATGCCATGTTAATCTTTATAAATAGAAGTTACAGGAGTATTTATACATGGCGTTAGATTTACTAAAAGGTGCAGCTCAAGGTATTGTTGGTGCTGGATTAAGAAAAGTTGCTGGTAATCTGCCTGGATTATTAGGTTTAAACAAAGGTCGTGGTGGTAACAGTTCAGATACATCACCACTAGAATCTACAAAATACAATACAAAGAACTATTCTTTTCCAATTGATGTTGAAGGCCGACCAGGCACAGGTAATCAAGGACATTATATAATGTTTATGATTAACCAACAAACAAATGCAAAATTAGGGTTTGATGGCGAAAAACTTTCTGCTGGTGAAAAAACAATGCTGGAACAAGCAGCCAAAACAAAAACTCCAAAGAAAGATATTCCAAAACAAATTAATGCTAGTATGAATCCAAATGAAGCAAGAGCTAACGAACAAAAAACAGAAAACAAATTTAAATATGCATCTAAAAAAGGTTCTACACTTTCAGTTCCTAGACCACCCACAGTAAGAATGGATACTGCAATTACTATGTATATGCCGACTATGGTTGCTGTTACTACAGCTGTATCATATCAAGATGAAGTTGTAGGAGATGCAGCTGCTGCTGGTGCAAATGTTTTTCAAGAGATACTCGCTAATCAGAAGCCTGGACTAGATATAGCAAAAGATGCAATGAAAAGACTAGGTAAGGATATTGGTGAAGGAATGATTAATAAAGGTTTGGGTGCATTATCAATTATACCTGGCATTGAGGGTGCAAAAGATGTGTTTAATTCCCAGAGAGGTTTTATCAAAGCACCAAAAATGGAACTATTCTTTAGAGGTATAGGTAAAAGAAAATTTCAGTATTCATTTAAGATGATACCAAAATCAGACCAAGAAATGCAAGAAATAAGAAAAATTGTACAGGCATTTAGAATTAATATGTTACCAGAATTTGCAGATGGAGATAGAGCATCTAGACGATTGACTGTACCAAATACATTTGATATTCAGTATATGTATGATAATAAAGAGAATGGTTATCTACATAAGATATCTACTTGTGTTTTAGAAAGTTGTGACGTTAAATATAGTGGAGAGGGTAAATATCAAACCTTTCAAGGAGATAATGAAGGAGCTCCACCAATGGTAACTGAAATGTCACTTAACTTCCAAGAGATGGAAATCATCACAAAAGAAAGAGTTGCAGAGGGTTACTAATGTATTTTAAAAACTTCCCAACCATACCATATGATGCTGTAGGAAATGGACAAACAAAAGATGTCAAGAACCTTTTAAGACGAGTGGGTATTCGTGCAAAGGTAAAAGCAAATACCTTATTCTATGATACCTATGATGTGAAAGATGGAGAAACACCAGAGTCTATTGCTGATAAATTATATAATGATGTAGAAAAACATTGGATAGTGTTAATAGTAAATGATATCACAGATATATATCATCAATGGCCTATGAGATATTCACAGTTTCTACAGTTTGTAAATGATAAGTATTCAGACCCTAATGGTGTTCATCACTATGAAATACCTCAATCATCTGGAGATACAACCAAGACAATAGAAGTGTATGCAAACGAGGCACTCCATGCAAATGATGTAAGTTACTATGCAAATGCAACTATTATTACAAATATAGAATACGAAGAAAATAGACAGAACGAACTAAGAAAAATAAGACTACTAGACCCTCAATACATTGAACAATTCGTAGAAGAATACACTAATCTAATGAAAGAAACTATTATCTAATGGAAACAGATATTCAATATGCTGGTGAGTTCTTTTTAAAAGAAGTTAAGATTTTTACATCATCTGGTAAAATTTTAGACTTAACAAATATGATTCAAGGAATAGAGATATGGGAAGATATATTTTCCACAGCACTTTCTGGTAACATTGTATTTGCAGATGTAAGTAACTTAACTAAAAATGGCCCTATCATTGGTCAAGAACATATGTCTTTAAAACTTGGCACGCCTGGTCTTGAAGATTTTGATATTGATGCAGTATTTATTATCAACAAAATAGGTTTAAAACAATCAGTATCTATAAATGCAGAAATTATAACACTAAGTTTTATTTCACCAGAGTTGATGAAAGATAATAGAACTAGAGTTTCTAAGTCTTACACAGACACAATATCAAATATAGTCACAGATGTAATCAGAGATAAAAGATATCTAAATTCAACAAAGAGATTGTTTATTGAAGAAACTGCTGGTATTAGAAAAGTTATTAGTCCTAACAATCATCCATTTAAATTTTTAACTACCCTTGCAACCGAAGCCATAAGTAATTCTGGTTCACAAAACTTTGTTTTATTTGAAAACACAAGGGGTATACATTTTAAAAGTATGGACAAGATTTTAAATAGTGACACCATAGGTGACTATTATATAGGTGATGTTGGATTAAATGCAAAATATAATAATAAAGTTAGAGATGTAGAGAAAGACTTTCAAAGACCTCTTTCTGCAACTATTAGTCAAAATAATGATTTATTATTGAACACAATGGGTGGAATGTTGTCATCTAAAATAATCAAATATAATATATATAATAAGACATACGAAACTAGTCATCATAACTATTTTGAAGATTTTGAGGGAAACAATACCATAGATTCAAACCCAGTATATAGTGATAATCCTATTGATGTAGATGGGAATAACATCAGCAGTTTTTCTGATGCAAGAATACATCTACATCCAGTCAATAGTAATGGAGTGAATGACATTCTACACACAAACGAAACATCTTCATATTCATATGCACCGATAGGAACAACTAAAAACTTTTTACAAAGACAATCTAAATTTTTAGAACTTAGTGCTGGTATTAGTGTAACACTTCAAGTAAATGGAAATAACACAATCGCTTGTGGTGAAACTGTGTATGTCCAGTTTCCAACAGTAGGTGGATATGGTGAAGGAGATGGTATTGATGAATATTATACTGGAAAATATATAATAAATAAATTAAAACACCAATTCGATTTACCAAACAAAAGACATACTATACAACTAACTGTATCAAAAGATTCAATATCAACTAAAATATCTGTTGAAGGAGAATCAATTGAACCATTTGGTGGTAGTGGAGATAAAATAAACGTAACCTAACAGAAAGGAGACTCTATAGACTATATTATGAAAATCATATTTACATAGGAGGCCCGAATGGCTCGAGAAAAAACTAAACTCAAATTAAAGAAAATGAACACCTTTATTAACAGAGATAGGACAATAGAACCAATGACAGAAAATGATAAATACATACTAGAAACTATAGAGAGATTAAAAGATGAAAACATTTCAAGAATTACAAGAGGGAGTCTACGACCCCAATATACTTAAAGCATTTTTCCTTGCAGGCGGGCCAGGAAGTGGTAAGTCTTATGTTATAGAACGAGGAACAGGCGGTCTTGGTATGAAGATTGTCAATTCTGATGACATCTTTGAGAAATACATTGATGATGCTGGAATGACATGGAAGATGAATACCAAACTTGGTAGAGAACAAGAAACCGATAGAGATAAACTTCGTGCAAGAGCAAAAGAAGTTGCAAGTAAACAACAGGCGAACTATGTTGAGGGTAGACTTGGACTTATCATTGATGGTACTGGAAAAGACTACGACAGTATTACTAGAAAGGCACAGAAGTTAAGACTTCTTGGTTATGACATACATATGATATTTGTAAACACTTCTCTAGATGTTGCACTTGAAAGAAATGCAGCTCGTAAAAGAACTCTTAGACCAGATATTGCAACTAAGTCATGGAAATCTGTACAAACAAACATGGGTAAGTTTAGTCAGTTCTTCAGACAAGGTTTTATTCTAGTTGATAACAATGTGCCTGGAGAAGATATAATGGCTCCTGTGATTAAACAAATAAGAAACATGGCAAATGCAAAGGTTAAGAACACGATTGGAAAACAATGGATTGCACATCAACTTGAACTAAAAAAGAGGTGATTCGCTGATTCGCACAAATATTCATTTTACACAAAAATACTGATCCTCTGTAACGTAGGGTCAGCAACGATTACAAGAAGGGGGTTGACAAACCCCCT